ACGCCTTCCCTCTTCTCAATACTCTTTATTTTTATTGTTTCCATTTCTTCCCTCCTTTCATCACTTTAACTTTTAAGCTACAATTTGAACAGGTGTATTGAGAAAGACTGCCTTTATATCTCTGTCTGTGACCACAACTGCATTCTTGTTTAGTATCACAATCCCAGTCTATTTCCTCGCCTGTTGTTTCTTCGTGTCCGTCAATTTCCATAGTATTACTACTACTACTACCTATTTAAACCTTTCGTTTAATCCAACAGATCTAGGGCTTCTTTAACTCTCGCTAATTCTGCCTCTAGGTTTGCTTTCCCTGCAATCAGTTGTTCTTTGCTTCTCACTTCCACAACTGTCTTACTTATTTCAGCCACATTGTCGGTTAATTTTTTTATTGTCATTTATAGTGCATCCCCATTAAAGTATCATGCCATTTAGTCTTTAAATCCTTTTTGATTAGTGATGCAGCACAGTTCCTGCACTCGCATCCCCCGTCCCCTATCCTCCACTCCATCTCTTTTGCGTCCTTTGTCCTCATGATTGTAGCCCCCATCTGCACATGGTCTGCGTAGGGTTCGTATCTTATACCCATCATCCCCATCCCACTCTCTATAAAATCCTCTAATAAAATTTTTATAGCGAATCTGGGGAGCATCACATCTGAGTCCAGATACATGATAAACTCTGTGTCTGTCTTTTCTGCGATGTCGTGCCTCATCTTTGGTATATTCTGTTGTCGTCCCTGCATACCATCAAAACCATTTTCATAATATTTTATTTCGTAGGGGTAGAAGTCGGGCTTAGTGATTACGCTTAGGAGTTCCTTTGTTCCGTCTTTGGATCCGTTGTCCATGATGATCACCTTAAACTCGTTTGTCCCAGCCATCCTGAGGTTATCCAATACCATCTTAATGCTTCTCGCCGAATTGTGTGTTGGTATTGCTATTGTTAGTTTCATGTTTTCATGATGTATGCTAGTGCATAAGTCGGGGGGTAGTGGAATGTGTCATCAGTGCATGAGTTTGAGCAATCAGGCTGGGGACATTCATACTCGCTATAATACATGGCGTCCCATGCAGAATAAGAATAACTCCCGCTATAATCATCAACATAAACATACGAACCACAGGCATGTTGGTGTCCATTAAAACACATATCACACATTATGTGATTATGACAGGGAGCCCCGCCGGTCTGTTCTGTGCTTCCGCAGATTGTTCCTTTGGCAACTCCCGCATCATCAGTAGACGCTCCCATGATAAAAGTGTTTCTTAGATCTGGCGTTCCGTTGCTTCCGTTGCACAATACCCAACCAGTAGGGATGGTTGCGATAGTCCCACTCCATACTAATATCAATCCTGCCACTAACTCCGTCGTTATTTGGTCGTCCACATATTTTTTATTTGGAATGTCAGTATCATTAACAGGAGTTTTTAAAATAGTCCCTGCACTGTTGTCTCCTGAGTGATTTGGTATATTGTAATCCATCCCCCCCGTAGTAGCCAGTTTAGCCTTCTTAGGAATAAACTGCCTCATAACTCTGGCGGTTTTTTGCTTGTCCACCATTATATGACTCCTTCTTCTGTTGCGACTAGATTTGGATTTGTGGTCTGCTTGGTAGTTGCTGCTTCCAGTCCTTCCTCGTTGGGATAGTCTTTATTAAGAAATGTCGTTCCTACTGTTGATGTTCCCTGTTGTATTGTTGTCATAGAAGTGAGAGTTAATCAGACTTTTTAGGTTTTTCCTTTTTCTCTGATGGCTCTGCTTTTGGTTTCTCTGCAAACTCTGGGTATTTTGCCAACATGTTCTCTGCGGCATCAGTCTTACCAATCTCTATGTAGTGGTCATATAACTTCTTAGAATTTTCTTTCGTCATCTTAAGCGTCCGTGTCAGTAATTAGGTATGCTGCTTTGGGGTCTGTTAGAAGAGCAACTCCGTTCTCCCATACTGCGATTTTGGTTCCTTTACCCATTATGTTTTCTGTCTCAGAATGTAAATTTTCAAATGACTTCCACGTGCAAGCCCGTGCAGGTAGTCCCATCCATACACTGTCTGCTACCACATTATTTGATACTACTAATTTTGTCCCTACTAAAGTCCCTACTACTCCTGACTCTACTTTATCACTTGCGAATCCCGGAATAGAACTTCCTTTCACAGTAATAACATAGTTTAATAAATCCTTATAATTCTTAGGGTTCATCCATACCTCTACGCCATCAATGTCATAGTCGTTCTCCGCAATATTCTGAAGTCCTGCCATAATATCTAGGATTGGGTTTCCGTTAGTAGTATCATCCCATCCGTTTCCTGTAGCTGCTGCAGTTCCTATATCGCTTGGGGATTGGTTTTCGCTAATTGCGTTATAAATTACGCTATCTACCTTCTTAACTACTGCCCTAGTTAATCTTAGGATTGTCCTTGCCAATACATCTATATCCGCCCCCTTGATATCTTCTCTGGAGATAGTTCCCTCAATAGCGTATTTCTTAGGGTAGCTTGTGTTCCTAGTCCAACTTACTTCTGCGTTCTCAAAATCTGATAAAGGACTTGTTTCAATCTGTGAAGGAGATGTTAGAGTTAAATCTGCTGCGGTCTCTTGATACCAACGCACCGAGTCCCCATCAGTTGTAGATTGGGATATTTTATTCTTAAAAATATATTCTGTTAATGCGAACCCCTTAATCATCTTATCGATGTCTAGTCCTCTAATGTTTGTTGTTTCTACGGTTGCCATTATGCTAGATCCACCGCCCTAGGCATTAGTTCATATTCAAATGTTGCTCCACTTGCTGCCGTTGCTAGGGCAATCCCAACAATTTGTTCAGAGTTTACGTCTGCATCTACTAATCTGTTTGCAGAACTCGTTGATACGTCTGTTTGGATCGCTTCTCCTACTGTGACTCCTGCTACTCCTGCTGTTCCAGTGAAAATTCCTCGCCTAAATACTGCTAGTTGTGTTCGTCCATCAGATGCAATCTTATCCCGTGCTGCTATTCCTGCACAAATATCTCCGTCACCATCTGCTAGAATTGCCACACGTCCATTAGTCATCTTTAATACTGATCCTTTTGCTATTGCGGTTCCATCAGCCACAGTAAAGTCAATAGGGTTGTTTGTCCTAACGTTTAGAGTGCATTCGTCTGCCATATAATCGTTTAACCGAATAACTACTTAAATGTTTCTATTTTGCGGCATGATCCTTTATTTTGCCTTCTGCCATGATTATTGTTGCCTTTGCGAGTTTTATTCCTTTCTCGTAGGCTTCTATAGATGCTGTGGCGTTCTCTTTTGTGTTAGCCCAAAACTGTTGCTCCTCATTATAGAGTTCTATTTCGGGTTCTTCTGGCTTATTCTTTGGCATCTGGGACATTCCCTGCCATCACGCTTTTAGCATAGTCTTCATCACTTACTTCTTTTGGGGCTGTCTCCACCTTTCCCCCAGTAGTTCCTGCTAGTTGTTTATTCGCTTCGAGTTTGTTCGCTTCCGCTTGGAGTTCTTGCCCCCTAAGTAGCTCTTTAGCAAACTCATCATTCTTCGCTTTAAGACTATCAAACTCAGAAATAGGCTCTTTATTGTCCGTAACGCTAGAAGTAGTTTCCTTTCCTTGCTTGTTACTCTCATTACTTGTTTCATCGGTCATAGAATTATATCGTAACATTCTTTATAAAAGTATCGCCAGAAGTAATGGGATGTAAGTTAAGCCGACGTGTCCCCCCCATAATGCTAATAGGAAGTATTGAGTGGTCTTTATCGTCGCTATTTCTTCTCTTATTGTTTTCATGCTAGGTCTCCAGTTGTTTGTAGTTGTTGGAGTAGTTGTAACTCGGTCGGGTCTCTGGACGCTCCAGTTAATATGTTTAGTTTACCCTGTAAGATTTTTTCTTTTGTTAATAATACTTCTGTCTCATAGGTATTTACTAGATCGCTATTATATCTTAACTCTGGAGAATTGTTAATAAGTAACCTTAATCTGCTTTCTAGCCTCTGCACATTATTCTCTATATCTTCTAGCTGTGCTCTTGCTGTCTCTACTGGTAAATAACCTAGTTTTACATTGGTCTCTATATTAGAGATTCTTCTTTTTTCTTTTAATAAATTAGACTTTACTTGTGCTGCATTTTCGCTCGGTGTTTCTATTAAACCACCTGCAAACTGACTAGCCAACTTTCCTATTACTGGAATTCCTTCAACAAAAGCCCCAAAACTCTCTGACGCTGTTAAACCCCTCTCTATCTCTTGTTTTTCTATTTGTGTTAATGCTTCCGTTCTTAATTCTTCTGAAGTTATTTGGGATTGGTAGGTTTCTATACCTAAAGCGTTTTTTATTTGATTTCCTATGTTTCTACCTGCCACTACGCTCCCGCCAATTACTGGAACTTCTTCTAAGAATCCTGCTTCTTCTTGTAATTCCCTTCTCTCTGGGGTTTCTTCTGCTATTAACCTTTGTCTTTCTGCTGCGATTGCTTCTTCTACTTTGTTTTGTTCTAGGACTTGAGAGGCAGAAAGTTTTCCTCCCGCTTGTCCGCCTATTCCTATTGGTATATCTTGGAGTTTTGCTTCTTGGGTTGCCATGTCTGTCACTTCCGTAGGTGAGAGTCCTAAAAACGTCTTGTCTCCTCGTGTGTATCCTGATAGCCTACCTGTCTCTGCATCCTTTAAAACTCCAAACTCTCCAGTCTTTTCTTTGGCTGCTTGTTCTTCTTGATGTCTTCTTATGTTCTCTGCGTCTGTCTCGGCACGTGATGCCCGTGCCCTCTCCTCTGCCTTTGGGTCAGTGCAGGTTTGGTTTTTTTCGTCCCATATCCAACCCCTCGCTAGACAGTCCGCCTTTCTTTGTTCAGACTTTTTTCTGTTCTCATCTTCAACCAGTTGCCTAGATAATCCTACAGGGGGGGTAAATATCACCATTATCTATTGAGCTTGGGCTCTACCTCCGCTGGTTGTATTGCTGTCTGCCCTGTGTTTTTCTCTGCGTCCTCTTGGACTTTTGGGGCTAAACTCGGGGGTCTAGTAAATTTAACTTTGATGGCTACCTGTTGCCATAGTGCGTTTTCCATATCTAATTGCTCTTTCCCGTGTATTGGTTGAAAGATTAAATGCCCGTTGATTCCGCCTACTTCGCTTGTTCCGTCTGATGTGACCATGCTTCGGGGAGTTCCGCCTGTTTGGTAGCTTAAACCTTCTACATAAGTAAGCCAGTTCTTTCTATCCTCTGAACTCTTGGAAGGATAAGGCTCTATCTTCGCTGTGTCTTCTGGCATCCCTACCATCTCTCCGTTCTTTACTGCCTTCTCGATTTGTTCGTTTGCGAATGAGATTTTTCCTGCGTTGTTAGTCTTGTAGTAAACAACACCTAAAGCCTTATCTCTGTGCTTAATTACTCTCTCGTCTTCAAAGGCTTCAATCATGGCGTCATTAACATTTTTATTAGATTGGACTTGAGAAGTCCCATGTATCTGGTCTCCTAGCTTTTTATTAAATGTTTGAAATATATCTTGCGTCTTTTTCTTAATCCACTTAGTCCCGTTGTAAACTTCGTATCGCTTAATCCTATTTCCTACAAAAACAACCTTTACTCTCTCTGGGGATATGTTGATTAAGTTTACTAATGTCCCTTTGTTATTTCTTACTATCTCCATAAAAGCATCCCCACACCCCAGCTTAACCACACTATGATTCCATATTATTTCTCCAAAGGTCTCCTTCCCATTTCCATCTATCTTTGGTAATATGACTTCCATCTGGATGTCTGGGGTTGTATATCCCTGTCCGAAAGCCCATGTCGAAAGAGCATATAACGGGGAGCTAACTTGTGGGTGGTTTAGAATATAGCCGAAGTTCTCTGGGGCAGTATCAAAATAAACATAAGTCTCCTCGTTTGCGTTAGCTACATCTAGAGCCATGCTTTTAACTATGAAGTCTGGGACTGTGTTTGTGAAGTCTGTGGTTGTTGAGCGGGAGAGATTAAAATCTGCCATGTTATTCTATTTTAAAAGGCACCTGTGCTTTAATTGTTGTGTCTACATCATCTTCTGAGGGTTTTATATAAGCCCCATCATTGTTATCGGGGTCATGTCCGACTACTATGTAACCACCACTTGATCCACTTGATCTATGTCCATAAATTAAAAAGACGACACTTAATTCTTCCCCAACCCTTAACAGGGTCTCTGTTATATCAAATGTAACTGTGCTGTTGGCAGCTCCCGAGATAGCATATGCTCCTGCGGTGCCTGTTCTCGTATTACTTTTTCCCTCTCCTATTGTTACTCCGTTTGCCACTAATCTACAAATAATATAACCCGCACTATTTCCTTGATTGTTGTTATTACCCCTTATTCCCCAACCGAAAGTTATTATGCCCTTACCCTTTAAGGTATTGGGGTTTATTGCTGTGCTTAATTTATAGGTGTGGGTTGCAATTAAGGTGCTACTTGCAGCATTTGCCGAGATACTTGTGTCCTTAGAACTACTTTCAAAAGGGGTGCTCGACATTATATTAACCTGTGCTGCATCCTCATCTAAAGCATTACCGGGATAAAATATTATCCCACTTGTGCCCTCTAATAAATTAGTAAAGTTGACACTTGTTAAAAATGGAGTCGTGGTTGTAAATGGTGTTGGTAGTGCCATTATAAACCCATCCTAGCAATAACATCCTTATCTTTTAATATCTTCATGCCCCTTTGCCAAATATCATTGATTACATTTAATTTGGATTGTGTTGTTGCTAATTGCCATGTGTTCTGGTTTTGGTTAATTGCATAAAAGGCTGCTCTTGCACTTGCTAAGGCTGCTAAAAATTGTTTATATGAGGCTGTTATGCTTCCATAGTTTGCCACTAATCCAACTCCATCTGCCTCGACCTCCATGTCACTCTCTGCCATTAGTATCCATATATTTGTGTTTGCTTCTAAAACTTGGGCTGTGCCTCCATTTTGTCCGATTGCTAAAAGGACTTGTGCTGTTGTTGCTAGGGTTCCTTCGTCAGCCATTTTGAATCCTCGCTTTTTTTATTTCGTTTGCTATATTGTTGATTGCTTTTATGAGTAAATAATCTTTATCTTCCAAAATATATGATTCACCTTTCTCGAAGTTTGGGGTAGTCGTGGGACTTATCTTTTCTTTCATATCTTTATAGTGTAGATGGTTGGATTTAAATCTTTGTATTTTATGCACCACGCCGCCCTGACTAGTCCTTCTGCAATATGGGTGTAATTCCCAAAAATTTTGAGGTGTCGTGTTCCTAGAGAGTCGTTGCTGTAGGCGTATTGAACACTCTTAAGAGACTGGAAGACATTAGGTTCATTGAGGAGTGATATCTTTCCTGTCTCCATTAGTCTCTTTAGGTTGGAGTAGAGGAGTGTCTTCTGTAGTTTCTTTCCTCTTCCGTCCTTGTCGATTATTTGCTTACTGTTGTTGATTCCGATTGTTACGCTTCGGCAATCATTGTCCTTCTCCAGTAGCATATCAAGAACACCGACACCAATCCCTTCATCGTCTATAAAGACTTTAGAAAAATCATAGAGGAGATGAAGAGCCTCTATGTGGTGGGTGGTGTCAGTGAGTTTGGTTTTTGTGGTGATTTGGTTTTCGATGTGGCTTAGGTGATCTCCCTGCATATTTATGATCTCGAAAGTGCTCTCATCCTCTCCCATACGTGCAATATCAACACCTAGATAATAATCTCCTTTCTTGATATGGTTTGGTCTTGAGTTAGTCATGCAGGATTGTATCAGGTCATCATCAAACCACTGTCTCATATCATCCAAAAACATTCCCTCATACTCCTGCTGAAACTCCATCTCGGTCAGCAGAGCTTGTTGGTTGTCTAAGAACTTGAGGGCTTTGTCTCTCTTTTCAGTTGTCCAGTCATCTGTAATTGTTCGTTCCTTTATGACTTGTTTTGATGTAATATTGAAGACTTGCCATCGTTCTTCTAAGTTCTCCCAACACTTAAAAAAGAAGTTCTTTTTTGTTCCAGAACCTACAAACTTTCCTCGTGGAGTGCTAGACATCCAGATCTGTCCTGCAGTCGTCATCAGTGTTGGCATGGCAGCCTTCCACATGAGTTCTGGCATTCCGGACGCCTCATCAATATAGAGAACGTTGCCTGTGAAGCCTCTCACGGCGTCTCCTGTGTTCCCAACTGGTCGGGATATTACGTGTGCGTTGTTTGTGAGCCATATTCTTGATTTGGTTGGCTTGTTTTTGCCTTTTTTGATGAGTTTCTTGTGATTTCGCTCCAAATAGTCCAAAACCATCACTATAATCAGTTGGGCTTGGTCTTCTGTTAGGCTTACTACGATTACTTGGTGTTTTGGGTGTTCTAGCATATATTTGGCAATTTTGTGGCTAAATACTGTGGTTTTGCCTACTTGTCTGCCTGTATTTGCCAGTATGTCTCCCTCTGCGTCTAGGATCTCTTGCTGCCATTTATCATATTTCATAGTATCACCAACATACTAGGAAAAGCACTAGTATATGTAAATAGTTTATCCTTAGCTCCTCTTATACCATCTCCATATCTTTTCCACTTAAGTCTTTTTGAGAATAGGAGTATATTTGCATTTGCCTCGTGGAGTTTGGCATACCACTTAGTAGAACTATCATGCTTTAGTAGCATTACAATCCTCTTTCCTTTCTTGCTCTCCTCTATTGCCTTTAATACCCATGGCATAGGTTTAGAATATGGCGGGTTTACAAATGTCTTATCTTTCCATTCTATTTCTAAACCATTTATATCTGGGTTTTCGTTTAAAGGACATGGATCAAAGTAGTTCTCAAAAATATCTAATATCCATTCGGGTGTTGAGTAGTTATCCATCTTCCAACTCCTGCAGTCTGTCGATTGCTATCCAGTAGAGTTCTGACTTATTCTTTGCTAACCACTTGCAAAACCAAATGGGGTTTTTGTGGGCGGAGAACTTTGCGAGTGTATGGCATCCAGCACAGAGAGTGAGTCCGTTATTTAGTTCAAATTGGTATTTAATAAAATTCGCTGGGATTAGGTGGTGGGCATTCATATACTTTCCAGTCTTACCACAGACAACACATCCTCCATCTCTATCAATCACCCTTTTTCTCCATATCAGGTGTTCTTTATTAAAATTTCTCCTCATCTTATAATACCTAGAAGTATTACTATTTAAATATTATTATAAAAAAAGTTTCTGGGGGATGACCCTCCCCCCTTTCCCCCCTCCCTAGAACGTCGGAAAGCCCCTTAGAATGGCTTAAAATGCGTATAATGACGTATTTCAGGCCTATGTGAGGTATTTTGGGCTATTTCCACAGGAAATGAAGGTTAATCGACCCCTATTTCCTATGGAAGGTATTTCACCTTAGTGCACAGTAGTTAATCGGTTAAACGAATAACTCGATTTCCTATGGAAAAGAAAGAGACACGAATGGGCTGGCTTTGGTTAAGTGTGTGAACTGTATAAAATCGGAACGATTTTATAACGTGAGCTACCTTAATAAAGTTAGTGGTAATATCGTGGGTTGAGAGGGTTGATCTAGTCGTTATGTGGGTTGAGAGTGGGTTGTGCGAACTTTCGCATTCACTAGTATATAAAGGCTTAGATATCTTTATATATAAGTGACATGCATATGAATCTATATAAACAATAAAAAACTATTAATTTAATAATTAATTTAATAGGAATTGGTAAATAGGCTAGGGATCAGAGGTTTACGCTATGCTTAGATTTCCACACTAAAGACTTCTCACACTCAGAACATACCAACTTTTCATCAGGAACTATCCATATTAACGGCATTTCCTCTTTACCACACAACTCACACACCTCTGATTCATGATCTCCAGCATTCAGACTCTCAGTCACTAAAGCATTCACAAAATCACTAGAATTCCTCATATCTCTCAACTTCTCCCAGATCTCCTCATCAAACGATATACTCATATTACGCTTCAAAATAGCACCTCTTGTTTCTTACTAAATGCACTCTCAAACACAAATAAGGCTGCTTCCGGCTCTACACAATTCCTTAAAGTCTTCATCTTATCAATTCCACTATATCCACTCAAATCAAACCCAATCTTCTTCGCATGTCTAGCTAGAGTCTCTCTCTTCGCCCCTTTAACACCCATTCCCCTACTCCCACCCTTCTCGCCATCTATAACAAAGTTAGCCCAATAATAGTGCTTTTTATATTCATAGGGCTTAATTAGTGGGTCATAGTAGCTTATCACATTCTCCACCACCCACTTCCCCTTAAACCAATACTTTAACAAAAGTATCTCCTCATACAACATCATACTAGGATATACCACCTTATCCGGCCATGAGTTTCTTAGTTTTGAGTGCGTAGGACATGGCGGACTACTCCATATAAAGTCAAACTCCCGAAAATGCTCCAATAAGTAGGCGTGAGCGTCCCCAACCACCACCTCATCATTAGGAAAGAAGTCTTGGTATATTGCAGCAATCTTTGGGTCTATCTCTACTGCTGTAATCTCATGCTCATCTCCCCATAACTTACGATTGCCACCTATTCCTGCATAAAGGTTAAGTATCTTCATCTTTCTCCCTCTCCTTCTTGGCTCTATATCGCCTCTTACCCCTTACATTCCTACATCTGTTAGAACACACCACCGAATCACTGCGTCTAGGCATAAACGCCTCTCCACAGATCAAACACTTCTTCTTTAAACACTTTCTCTTTTTCATGATTATCTCCCTATGTCTCTTTGTCTCTGCCTCAGCCCTCCACCAGTTAAGTCCTCTTTTCCTTCCGCCTCTACTTCCTTCTGCCATTAGTATGATACTGCCTAAGTGGCAGCTTAATTAAATAATCCTATTTGTGAAAAGTCCTCCCACATCCACATAGTCCCAAATATCCTCTCTTGCTCAAATGCGTTAGCACACACAAGATTATTATATTCAATACTTAGTTTCTCCATCTTTTCATTTATATCAACACGTATTTATGCATTATTTCGCCCCCATGCATCCCACACTCAACCCACAGTTCCTCTCCTGTGTGTGTGATCCTACGCATGATTGCTATTAGTTCGGTTAATCTCATAACTTCTCTAAAAAGAAATTGTATGCGTCTAAGATAACCTGCGGGTCTTCGTATTTGGATTGAGTAAATGCCTTAGTTAAACACTGAGCCACGATCGATTTACTCCTATCATCCGCTAAACTTGGTTTAAATTCAACATTTCTGGTTGTATTAACCTTCTCGCTCTCTGTTATAGTTGTATTCTTCTTCCCAGATGTCATATCAACCTTAGTAATGTTAGTATAGTTACCTTTCTGTTGAATGAACACAGAGACAGTTCCGCCAACTCCCACATCCTTCTCAATATAGTCAGCAAGTTGTGCATCCCATCCCCCGATAGTTGCATCCCCAGTATCGTTATACTTAACAACCCAAAAAGCACCTTTAATGCCTTCCCTCTTCTCAATACTCTTTATTTTTATTGTTTCCATTTCTTCCCTCCTTTCATCACTTTAACTTTAAGTCCACAACTTGAACAGGTGTATTGAGAAAGACTGCCTTTATAGTCTTGTAGGTGGTTGCAGTGTGTGCATTTCTGTATCATATTAGTTACAAAAAGCCTCCTGCATTTCTCCGAATGGGTCTTCATCTCTAGTATCACAAGCCCAGTCTATTTCCTCGCCTGTTGTTTCTTCGT